GGGAAGTGATATTTTAGTATGGAGAAAGGACAGGAATAGATTAAATCCATTTTTTGCAAAATCAACAGTAACACTTGAATTAGATGGAACTTCTCATACTGAAACTTTTGAAGCTCAAAGTGCAACAGGAAAAAAGTGGGATGATAAACCAGCGGCTCTAAAAGTAAATCAGGTGGTTAATAGATGTATTTTTAAAGCAAGAAAATGGATGGGGGTTAAGAAAAAACAACATACGGCTTAAATCTTTACTTGACATTAATTAAAAAATACCTTAAATTAAGGTATGGTTATCTGTATCAATAAATATCCTTTGTGGAGTAAGTGCCACCCAAAGAACACACCTGTATTGATTTATGATAATTGGGAAAATGAAGTACTCTATGCCGACCACTATGATTGTAAAGTGGATAAATTGGATTATAAACTCTTATCACATGATCCTGATAAAGAATATTACTTAGGCTTTGACTACAGAACATTCAAACAAATGAATGTCAATTATCACGACATAAATAGCATTCATTATTGGTTATATAATAAACCCAAATGGGAGATACAACATGATAGGTTTTATACATCTAGTGAGATGGAAGATTTTCCTTATTACAGGTCATTCGACAAACTTGTGGAACAATGCAAGACAATGGGTAGGTATCAGATAAAAAAAAGAGTGTTTAATCAAAGTAATTTTAGTATGTTTCAGACTTATTATCACAGAGCTTTTTATAATATCGAAAAAAATGGTATTGGTGTGAATCAGAATTTTCTAAAAGTGTTTGGTAATAAATACAAGTCATGTATACATGATAAAAAAATGTATCAGAATTATAATTTCTATACAAGTACATCACGACCATCAAATGCCATCAATGGATTGAATTTTGCTGCTTTGACTAATGAACAGAGAAAGTGTTTTTCACCATTGAATGATATTTTCGTAGAATTTGACTATGATGCTTATCATCCTAGATTAATTGGTAGTCTTGTTGATTATAAATTTCCAAATACATCAGTTCATAAGTATTTAAGTGAAAAATATGGTGTAAGTGTTGATGAGGGTAAGGTAAAGACTTTTCAATACCTTTATGGTGGCATACCCAATGATGTTGCTAACAAAGTTGAGTTTTTAGACAAGACCAAAAAGTTTATCAAAACTCTATGGGAAGAATATCAAGATAATTCATTTGTTCAAACCAGAAGATACTTTCGTAATTTGTATAAGGGAAATTTACCTAATATGAACCCAATGAAACTATTCAACTACTATATTCAGGCTCATGAAACTGAAACTAATGTCGACACGTTATATGCTTTACATACATATTTATATAGTAAGGAAACTAAAATTGTGCATTACAATTATGACAGCTTTTTATTCGATTATAGTCAAAAAGATGGAGTCGATACTATTTATAAGATACAAGAGGCATTACAAAGATTAGGTTATAAAGTTAAGTCCAAAGCTGGTCATACCTATGGGGATATGAAAGAATATGAGTTTAAATAAAACAGATTATGAGTTATTTGAAAAGTACGGCTATGATAAAGATGATAGAAGAATAATTATAGCATGGCTTGAACGAATAAGGGAAGATAATAATCACAAGGGGGAATCAAAACCATTTCCCAATAGAAATAATGATGCTCATATAGTTGCATTAAAAAATATATTGTTAGAAAAAGGTTTTGATCAAAAACTAGCAGATAAGATTACCTTAATATTAGAAAAGGGTAAGGATGATGATTATGTCCAACTGGCATTCAACAGTTATGCTCTAAAAACAGATTTACCATCTGGTTGGAAAAAGGGTGATAAAGTACCTGATGGTATTCAGAAATATAGTAAAGACGATAAAGGTAATTACAATCCTATTGGTGGGGATGATAAAAAACAAGGTGATGAGCCACCAGAAGTAAAACCAGAAAAAAATCCAAATTTTAATGATGATAATATTGATGGTGATCATTTAACTAGTAAGAAGAAGAAGTCTAAGAAAGATAATAAAACAGAAATGGCTGCTAGAAGGGCTAGATATGCTTTAAGTATACCCAAAGTTAAGATTATTGATCCTCAAAAGGAAAAAGATTTAACCTCTATGTTGAAAAAAGTTAATGATGGATTGGATAAATTAAATGATGAAGAAAAACAATCGGTAAGAAATACTATTATGGCGATTCAAACTCTTTTTGCTCAAGGTACTACTGATGAACAAAAAGAAGAAGCTTGGAGAAATATAAATGTTACTGTAAGTCCTAATAGAGAAAAATTGTATTTAGATGATTTAAGAGGTTCCAGTGGTTTATATAAAATTTTAGGACAAACAGAGGCAACTAAACGATTAGTTAATGAAGTTTCACAATATAAAGATTTACCAGAAGATGATAATAAAGTATATCAAAAACTTGAGGCATTGGCAAAACCTGATATCGGTGGGGGTGAGGGAGCTAGAACGATGTATAAAATGAAAAGTAAAAAATACACCGATGAAGTAGCTGATCCTAAGGTTGCTAAACTGTTTGCTACTGAACCATTGAATAGAATAACAAAAGCTGCTTTTCGTTCTGTATTTGGTCCAGTTGATGAACAAGGTCACTTAAAAATACCAAGTTCTGATCATTCTAGAGAATATTTAATACATTCAATTACAAATAATGTATCTGTGGAAAAAACCGCTGAATTTCTTGAAGAATTGGCAAGAGATGGAAAGACGAAACCAGAACTTGCTCAATCCATTAGATCACATCAACAGAGAATGCGGGATATTTTAAAGAATGAGGAAATACCATCGGAAGATGCACGTAAGGCCGTTCAAGAATCCTATACAGTAATGGCTGAAGAATTACATGAAACAGACGGTGCTATGGCAGGTAGAATGTTAAAACAATTTGCCGAAATGGAACAATATGATTCTGAAATAGCTGGTGGTGATGAAACTTATCTTCCAGGTCATGGTTCATTTCCAGGTGGTGATAAATTATTGTTTGAAAAGGGAAATGCAGGTGCCAAGAAAGTTGCTTTCATCAGTATCAAATATGGAAAAGGTGGAACTAAGAAAAGGGTTGTATATGGATTTCCAGCAAACATGTCGGCATTACAACAGATACATCCTAATGAAAATAAAAGAGAGTCATTAGGTCAATATACTGGCCAACCTGGTTTTGCTTTAGGTGTTAATGATAACTTAATCAAAGATTCAAAAACTGCCACAAATACTATAATAACTTTGTTGGATGAAATGCAAATGGGTGATCTTTTTACACCTAAAGAGAAGACAGAACTAGGTAATCTTGCCAGTAAAGCAAAGAAACGAATAGAAAATGTAAAGAAACAGGCTCAAGGTTCTGATGGGAAAATTGATTGGGGAGAATTTAATAGATTAAGAGAAAATGATTCAGCGATGATTAGAATTAATACAAAGTTAAGAAAAATATGTTCAGAAGATAAGTTAGCAAAATTAATAGGTCCTAAAAATGCTGAACCTTATGCAAAAAGACTTACTCCAGAGATATTCTTGGGTTCGGTAATCGGTACGAATCAAATTAAGACTGCTAATGGATATGATTTCTTAAAACACAATAAACAATATATGGAAGATGGGGAATATAAAGATGAGACTATTGATGGTTCTACAGATATGAATGATTGGTTTTTCCACATGAGATTTAAACGAACTCCTGGTAGAAACGGTGGTGGATTTCAGGCATCTTGTGTTAGTGCACAAAGTAGAGATGAAATTCAAATAACAGATTCGAATAGTGATAATATAAACTAATGAATACACAACTTCTCTGTACATTCACATCTAACAAGAAGTTAGATCAAACGCTGATGGATATTAGTAGTAAGTTTAACGTTATCTATGAGAAGATTTATGTCTTACAGAATGAGGATAAACATCATGAACTCATCTGTACATATAATGTAGAAAAGAGTAAAGATTTAGATTTCAATGCCGTGGCAAACACCATTTCACTACATAGGAAAAAGATTACAAATACATTATACACGATAAATGCTTTGAATGAATTAATCATGGAAATAAACAATGGTGTGTTGGATACAAAATTTGAATTGCCTTGGGAGAGATATAAGAACATGATTCTTATCACGAACAAGGAAGGGTTATCAAGAATATCAACCAGAATACTAAAAATAATAAATATATAAAAAAACTACTTGACAAATAGAAATATTATATGTAAATTATTATATATAATATTTATAGTAGATAAACTATAAATAACAACATAAACATGGAGAATGATAATGGATATTAATGCGATTAAATCACGCTTGACTCAGTTACAGAATACTTCCTCAACAGCAAATGCGTTTTGGAAACCACAACCAGGAAAGTCACAGATTAGAATAGCCCCCTATATTGAAAATAAAGACAACCCTTTTGTAGAGTTGTTTTTTCATTATAGTCTTGTTCCTAAGAAGACAGTACTTTCACCACTTTCATTTGGACGACCTGATCCAGTTCAACAATTTGCCGATAAGTTAAAAGCTTCTGGTGATAAAGACGAATGGATTCAAGGTAAGAGAATCGAACCTAAGATGAGGACATTTGCTCCTGTCATAGTTCGTGGAGAAGAATCCGAAGGTGTTAAATGGTGGGGATTTGGTAAGACAGTTTATCAAGAACTTCTTGCTATTATTGCTGATCCCGACTATGGTGACATTTCTGATGTCATGACTGGTCGTGATATTGTAGTGGAAAGACAAACTGCTGCTGAAGCTGGTAATCAGTATGGTAAAACTACCATTCGTGTGAAACCAAATCAGACGGCATTGGTTGAAGATGCTACTTTGAGTGAGAATTTACTTAAAAACCAACCTAATATTGTTGAACTCTATAATGAGCCATCATTTGATGAGTTAAAAGGTCATCTGCAGAATTTTCTGAATCCATCTGCAGCTGAAGAAACCACAGAGAAAGAACCAGAAATGGTTTCCACTCAGGCTTCTTCTAATGTAGAAGATGACTTCGATAAGTTATTTAACTCTTAATTAACAACCGACATTAAAGGGATGGTGGGTTTTCCTCCTTTTACCTGCTGTCCCTGTCGGTTTTTGGAGAACGTATGTCTAAGAAAGATGAATTAGCCGAAGTTATTGCTTCGGAGTTAAACAAACAATTTAAATCCCATCAAGTTGCATATTTTCTTGATGGGGTGCAGGAAACACCAACTGATGTTACAGATTGGATTTCCACAGGTTCTACTATATTGGATTTAGCCATATCAAACCGACCTAATGGTGGATTAGCTGCTGGTAGAATCACAGAGATAAATGGACTTGAGGGTAGTGGTAAATCTCTGATTGGAGCTCACGCTCTTGCCTCTACTCAAAAGAAAGGTGGACTTGCTGTCTATATAGATACTGAGTCTGCCGTGTCAAGTGAATTTTTACAGGCTATTGGAATCGATACCGAGAATATGCTGTATGTTCACTTGGAAACTGTTGAAGAGATATTTGATACTATCGAAACAATAGTTGCTAAAATCAGAGAATCCGATAAGGATAA